GATGTATATCTGTCCGTTTGCTGTAGCAAGGAACGGTGACGCACAGTCAAATGTAATAGTAAAGTTTGGATTGTGATACTTGCGAACTGCTCTTTGTATGTCAGTTAACAGTGTAGCCCACTCTAATTTTGATGTACCCAGAAAATGCATGAAGTCATGTATGCCTGGCTCTAAAAGACCATCAAACCGGAGTGCTACTAGCCTTTTTAGAACTAGGTGAATGTCGCACATATTCTGACCACCCATTGACCACCCGTTAAAGTGTGTGTCTGGATATACTTTAGGGTCACAATAGTCTTTCATCTGCTGATACCAATCTTCTGCGTCAGCGTGATTCTCACCTTGTAGTACATTTAGAAACTTACAATTACCATTGCGGTTAGCCATAAAGTAATCATTGTTAATTCTTGTTGCATCTACTGCTTCTTGATATGTGCTAATACCAGTTGCTTTAGCACCAGCAGGTGAACGAGCCACCCAAGCCGGAATATCAAGTACCATGCCGTAATCCATATAAGCATCCATCCACGCAAGAACTTGCTCACGCTTCTTTTGTGCTTTAGGACAGTTAGGATTTTTCCAATCGCCTTCCCAAACACCTTTACCAATCTGGAAACCACCTGAGTCACCTAGTGCCCAAGTGTTCGCTCTATCTCTATTACGAATCATATCTTCTTTGGGCGAGTGTTTGTTTACGTCTAGTTCAGCGTGTCCAGCAGAATACAGTGTCCACCTGTAGTTAAACAAGCCTTCCTGTTTGTTTAGATAGTTTAGACTTTCAACACCATTTGGAAAGTTTGAAGGGATACGACTTTTCTCTACGTACTCGTCGTATCTCTGCTTGCCCACATAAGTAGCATAGAAGCCACTTAGTGCTGGTAGGAAAATCGCATAATCATTCTGCGTTGCGGTTAGATCTTTGTTCATTCACTACTTGCTCTGTGCTGGTAGAATGTAATCGTAACTTACTAGTCCGCTATCAACAGTAATCTTCATTGCTCCGGCACTACTGATGCTCATTGTTAAATCACCATCGAGATTCAAAATGCTTTGTACCTGTGCTACTGGCCAACTCCATGCGTGATTTAGTTCGCCTTCAATACCTGGTTGGAAAACAAACTCACCTGCGTGTGTGCTAGCATCACCAAACAAGAACACCAAGTTACCGTCAACAGTTTTAACAGTAAAAATAGTTTCTTCTGAGTGTGCCGCAGCCTGTAGTTTCATTCTTTGAATACTAGCAACACTTGGAGCAAATTCTACGTCCCAAGTTGCGCCTTTAAACTTAACGCTCTTAAGTTTTTCTTCAATGATCTGCTTGTTCATAAAGCGATAATCATTTTGGAAGTCACCTGTTGCGTTTTCAAAGTGAATGTGTGTAGGAATAACTTCGCCGTTACGCTCTGCTGTAACTACTTCAACTTTAGCATCCTTTTGATACTCTGGATTCTTTAAGTGAAGTGCTAGTTTATCCAAATTAGGCATACCAAATACGCCACTGAATTCTGTTACAGGAGTTTTTGTTTCACCTGTAACAATAACAGAACGGTCTTCTGCCATGGATTCAATTGTTGTTGAGTCTTCGCTTGTAACCTTAACTAGTGTTAAGAAGCCTAGTGCGTGTGTATGTGCTACCACGTCTTGTAAAATATCTTTCATTGCCTTTAATCTCCGGTTTGATAGTTAAATTATATGTTCTACACCTAAATTAGTCAAGAACTTTTTTACATTGTATTTAGGTTTAAAACCCAAGCTCTCTAAAATTTCTGTGTTTGCCTGTGTATGTTGCCTTTCGTTTTGAGTATTTAGATTCAAAGGCAAGTGCGGGGCTAGGTTTTGGACAGGAACTGTTACTCCTGTACCTACGTCAACAACTCCTGTTAGATCACTGCTTAAAAGCAGTTCTACAGCGTCACAGACGTCGTCTACGTGTATAAAATCTCTTGTATGACTAGTTACATACTCAAGTGTTCCACGTAAAAGTTTATCCATAAACATACCACTTCTTGGTTTGTCCGAGTAAACAGTATGAAATCTCATTCCTAAACAGTTATCGTGATGAGATGCTACCTGCTCTAACATAAGTTTACTGGCAGCATATGGGTTGAGTTCTGCTTGGTAGATAGAACTCGAACTAGCATAAAGAATCCTAGTATCAGGAAAAGCATGAAACAGTCTTTTACTGGCTTCTACATTGGTATTCCAGTAGGCGTTTGCTTTTTTAAAACTGTCGCGTACTCCTGTCTTAGCCGCAAGGTGTATTACAACATCAACATCATAGTCTAAGTCGCAATCTAATAGGTTATTTCCTTCTATACTGTCTAAGCCAAATACTGTATGTTTTTTGGCTAGTTTAGCGTGTAGATATTTGCCTATAAAACCTTTATGGCCTGTTAAAAGAATTTTCATCTAGTTCTTTCTTGTGTTCTTTTTTGGATAGGGTTTGCGTTTTACTGGTTCCGGTTCTGGTTCGTACATATAGTCATCAACCATTTCTAATAAAGCCTCAAGTTTTGTCATAGCATCCATAATGTGTGCTTTGTCTTGTGGTTTTTCTGTATCTATAGTAAGTTCAATCTTTACTAACATTATTTTCTCCTTCGATGATAGGTTTGTAATATTCGTAAGAACAATAAGCATCGCAGAATATTTTTACCTCGCCTTGATCGGGCGGTGTATGGTATCTTATATCTTCTGGATTAATCTGCTTTTTACAAGTATAACAAACGTATCCCATATTTCTATTCACCAAAATCAAACAGACTGTTAAATGTGTTATGCTGTTTAGTATCTTCTAAGTCAAAGTCTAACACACCAATCAAGTTGTCTAGTTTGTTATCGATGATTGTTTCTTCCATTGCGTCACCGTCAAAGGGCAGTTCTTTAAACCACTCTGGCAGACGCAATTCATCTGTTGGATATGCCACTGAAGTGTATCCTAGCGGATTTTGTTTCAGTTTACATACAATTACTTTCATACCGTCGACAATTTCTTGAGAATATTTGTCGCCGTTCATTCTTTTTAAGGTATTCCAATTAATGCTTGCTCGAACGTGTCCGGGCATATTGGCTTTTCCTTGTTTTTGTTCAAGTCTTCCGTAGTGGCCAATTTTATTAGCACGTTTTGGAGAACCTTTTTCATAACCAGGACGCTCTTTAAACTCCTTGCGGAATTGTGTAATACGTTCTAGTACGTCCTTTTCAGGTTTATCAGTAAGCACCATGAGCAGAATTTCACTTAAGAACTCCTGCATGAATACAGGCGTATCTGATCGGCGTAAATCTAAGCCCATTGCTTTAACTTTACCATCTTTGCCTTCAACATCCTTACGTACACCTTCATCATCATACACAAGAATCGCATAACGCTTCTTGGTAATAAACAAACCTGAACTGCCTACAATTTCTCTACCTGCTTGAATTACTTCAGCACGGCTTTTTGGACAGTGAAATGCTTTGCCCATAAACTTTGAAAATGTTGAATTTGCTTCTTCGCAAACCTGCTCATACAGTTTGGTAACATTTTCTTTACTCCAAGGAATATTGCCTGCTTTTATTTCACTTTCCAGTGTGCTGTATGCTGAGAAATACACAGAGTCAGTGTCACCATATATAACTGCTTTGCCTACGTGGTCATATTCACCTGTAATAACCTTGTTTACTTCAGCACTCATGTGCTTGACGATCTGTCTACCTGTGAGTGTTGTTGATTGTCCGATTCTCTTATCAAAGAAACGGCAACCAGGATTGAGAATAGCACCGTATAAACTATTAAGATTAATTTTTTTAACAAGTTGTCGCTTATCCCAGAACGCAATTTCTGTATCATTGCCTGCTTCCTGTGCTTTTTTCTTCATGCCTTGAAGCTCTTTACGTTCAGCATACCAACGCTTCAAGATACCTGGAATAACACCTTCAAATTCTGTTGTAAATATAGTGCCATTAGCACTCAACATCCATGGACGGTTGCTGTCGAATACCATTTTGTATACTTCAGCACCACTCATTACATCAGTTTGGCCGTTTTCCCAGTCCACAGTAATAGCAACATCATTACGCATTTCCATCACTGCTTCATATTCATGTGTTCCAAACTTGCCTTCCCAAGCACCAGCAAATGATTTCTTTTGAAGACCCATTGCTTCTTGTAGATAAGAATCTGTATGTTCAGGACGTAGTTGTCCTACGATAGTTTCTGGAGCCATATTCAATGCTCGAATCACTGATGGATACAGTGAGTTCAAGTCCATTGAGCCAATCCACTTGTGAATGCCTTTTTTAGGAAACGCAACATACGCACCTGCTGCCTGTGTGCTTTCATCATCTCGCTTGGGACGATTAGGCACTTGTAAACCTCTATGATGTGCTTCATTAATGATTGCTTGTTCTGTAACAGCAACAGCACCCATAGTAGTTTGTAGCAATACTGTGTTTGCGTGAGCAAGTTCATTGCTTAGGTCAATAAAACGCAGTTTCTTATCCAGTTTATCTAGTAGTGCGGTATCCTGAATGTTATATTCAATAAACTTGCGGAAGTCATTGTTGTATAGTTGATCCAGTGTGCCTTCATATGGCACTTTGTTTTCGCCTACTTCAATCTCACCAATAGCATCCAGTCGATATGAGTGACGTTCTTCATATGTGTATTTGCGATACAGTTCCAAACTGTCCAAGTGTACACGACCAACTAGATCAAACGTTTCTGAAGTCTTGCCATAACGTTCATATTCACGCTTCTTAGGAAGTTGTCCCCACAAACAAAAGCGCCTTGTATCATCTTTAGATAATACACGACTTGTTCTGTTTACAGTATACGGAATATCATAGCCTTCTGAGTTCCAACCGCTAAGTATGTCAGCATCTTCTATAAGTGTTAAGAAAGTGTCAATCATCTCACCTTCTTTTTCAAACAGTATTACGTTATCGATACCTTCAAGTTCTTCTTTAGCCTGCTCCATTGACAACGTCTTAGGTGGAACTGCCAAACAGATCATTGTTTCCATCCACTGTAAATATACCGATATAGAAGTAATCGGCATAAATGGATCGCTAGGATCTGCGAATCCGCGTTCTGGATCAAAGTCTGTCTCAATATCGAAGAACGCAATGTTTAGTTTAGGTGCGTCTTGATTAAGATAGTTTTCTGATAAGCATTGGAATATTGGATTGATGTCGCTTTCGAATAGTTTTTTGTTTTTATTGATAGCAACTTCTTTTCGAAAGTCTTTTGTGTTCTTACAAACAATACGACTTAGTGAATCTCCGTAAACACTCTTGTATTTGCCTTTAAGGTCTTCATAATAGAACGTGTATTTTACGGGATATTCTGTGAACTGTCTTTTATCTTCTTTGCGTTCAACAACTCGAATGATATCGGCGTCGCGATCAAAGTAAGCGTCTACGTAACTCATTTTTCTCCTCGTTGCTTATGGCCAACTTAACCTTCTTCATGCTCGCAATATGCTTGAGCGATAGTATAATATACTATAAATTTATTTATTTGTCAATACTTTTGTTTGTAATAGATTAGGAATAAGCCAATTTACTACAAATTGTTCATGTGCATATGTACCATAATGCACGTGGTCATCTTCCTTTTGTATTTGATTTGTTTCAAACCATTCTTTTGCTGTGCCTTTTATATAGGTTATTTTTTCTAATAGCCATTTATAATCTTGTATAATAACTTCGTCGATACAATCAAACCAAGAATAGAAAATACAAGGAACTGAAAATGAATCGCATATATATTGCATTTTTAAAATATCTTGGAAGAAATTATTTTCAATCCATTTACTTAGAAGAACATTTTTTATCATGTAATCGTCTGCATTTGTTTTTATGCCAGTATTGTTGAATATATATTGTGCATTGTTTCTAACATTCCAGGTGTAGTATCCTACACCATTAAAGCAGCTTTGATCTTGATCTTTTCCTTCGTTTGCTCTTTCACCTAATGTAAGTCGATGCATTTCTGTTAACTGTATTACAACATAATCTGGTTGGTGCTCCTGTATGCCGCCGTTAAGTTTATCTATAAACATACCGTTGCCTGCCCCAGGACTAGCAAAGTTAATTACTTCACAATTAAGATGTTTTTCTAAATGTACAGGCCACGCATTACCCCATAAGTTAGAGGCGTTGCTGTCGCCTAACGTGAGAATTTTCATCATTCTCCTATTATGTCTGCTATCTTGTGTGCCAGTTGACGGAACCAAGTTTCATCGTGTCCCCTAGTAGTTTCTGCCGCAGTACCTATGCGTATACCCGAAGTTTCTAAAAAGTTTCTAGGATCATTTGGCACACCATTTTTGTTTACAGTGATACCTTGTGCTTCTAGAGCATCGGCTGCTTCACGTCCGCTTATGCTTGTGCCTGCTAGGTTGATTAGAATAATGTGACTGTCAGTACCACCTGTTTGCACCATTATGTTTCGTTGACGGAATACATCACACATTGCTTTGGCATTTTGAACTACGTCTCTAGCATATATGTCAAAGTAAGAACTGTCTGCTTCAATAAATGCCTGTGCTTTGGCAGCAATGATGTTCATCAAAGGTCCGCCTTGTGTACCTGGAAAGATTGCTGAGTTGATCTTCTTGGTAAATGCTTCGTTGTTCCACAGTATAATACCGCCTCTAGGACCGCGTAAGGTCTTGTGTGTAGTGCTGGTTACTACGTCTGCATAGTCTACAGGGTTATCGTACACACCGCCTGCTATAAGACCGCTGTAGTGCGCCATGTCCACTAACAGTAATGCACCTACACTGTCAGCAATGCTTCGCATATTTTTCCAATCAATCTGTCGAGGGTAAGCACTAGCACCTGCTACTAGGATATGCGGCTGTTTACGTTGTGCTTGACCGTAAATAGCATCGTAGTCTAGCCAGCCTTCTTCATTAACACCATATGAGTATGCTTCATACAGTTTACCAGATATGTTTACAGGAGCACCGTGTGATAGATGTCCACCGCTGGCTAGATCCATGCCTAGTATCTTATCACCTGGCTTGAGGAATGCTTGATACACTGCTGTATTAGCATTAGCACCCGAGTGTGGTTGAACATTAGCAAACTCGCAACCGTATATGTCTTTGAGTTTTTGAATGGCCAGCGTTTCAATTTCGTCCATATGCTCGCAGCCGTTGTAGTACCGCTTACCTGGATAACCTTCTGCATATTTGTTTGTGAATACCGAGCCACACAAATCCATTACTGCTTGACTAGCAAAGTTTTCACTAGCAATTAATTCAATGGTGTGTTCTTGACGATTTATTTCTTTGTCTAGAATTTTTTGTATTAGTGGGTTCATTTACTCGTGTCTACTATACTTGTCAGAATAGATTATAGTTATGCCTATGCCAATCGGGGCAATCATCATAACAGCACCTAGACCTAATATTGCTATTAGGTCCACAACTACTTATCTCTGCCGACAGTTGTAATAATTGTTTCTAAGTCATCAAAGTCTGAATACACTTTGTCCCAGTCACCATTTTTAGCAATTTTGATTGCTTTGTTGATTAGTGCTGGTTTGACATCTAGTTCTTCTGCAATCGCTTTTACAGTTTCTCGCAATCCAGTTTGTAAATCTTCTACTTCTTGAAGGACGGTTACTCCTTCGTTTACTAGTCTTTCTAATTTAGCCTTTTCTTCAGGCCCATATACTCTATCGCTCATAAGGTCTCCTTACATTTAAAATGTTATTATACATGATTTAGTGTATTGTGTCAACAGGAGACTAGATTTTATTTTTAAGTGTTTCAGCTAGTTTATTAGCAATAGATACTTTGTATGATTCTTTCTTTTGAAACTGCGGAGGAACTTTGCCTTTCTGAGGCTTAGAACCTTTTTCTTTTGCAGCCTTTTTCATAGGCTCTTTCTTGTCCCCGTCACCGTCGAGATCTAAGAAATCAGGTTTTTCGCCTTTGCTTTCTTCTACTTGCTCACCAAACTTCATATCGTAATCTAAGTGATGATAAACAGATCCTAAATAATCTGCTGCTTTAGTAATTTTTGACTGTACCCAACCTTCTAAGCCTGCTGATTCAGAAACACCTTTTAGCATTTCGTGGAGTTTGATAGAATACTTTGCTATTTTATATAATTCAGCTCTTGCCATTTGAACTTCGTGATCACGCTCAGCAACGTCTGCTAAATCAGCTAAACCTTCTTTTAATTCTTTTTCTCTCATTAGTATCAACTCCAAGTTATATTGTATTTATCTCTTTATGGCCTTCCCGCCCATTATATTTTTATTTACGTCAAGAGCGTTTTTTGCTGTGCCATCTGGATTTTTAATCTGAGGCGCTTCTGGAGCACCGTATTTGCCTTTTTTCGCAACCTTTCTTTTAGCACCTGGAACACTTGCTATACTAGCAATGGCTCCTGCTGATGTTGCTCCTGGTGTTGCTGCTTCTGCTAGGCCCCAACCTTTGTCAAGATAGTCTTTTTCTTTAT